ATCATTTTGAGAAACCATAATAAAATATTGAGAAATCATTCCTTGAATTGTTTTCATACGATTTGCAATTGGACTGATTTGATTCTCTATAATTACTTTATCAATAATACAAGTAGAGAAAAGAAGATCAAACTTGGTTTTCAAGTTTTTACCAATAGTTACTAAATCTAATTTGGAAGCATTTACTTCTTCTATTGGTTCTAAACAATTGGTTTGTAAATATTCTTTGAGTAGAGAAATTAAATCATCTTTTTTATATTTTTTATTTTCTTCCAAAATAATATTAAATTGAGTAATTAATTTATTTAAATATTCCATTTTTTGCTTAGTAATAAATGGAAGTGAATATTGTTTTGTTGGAATCATGAAATTGGATTTTTTAGAATGTTTTACACAAAAAAAATCTTGTCCTTTTCTCCATTTAGCAGGAAAATTACATTTTTCTTTTATTGGATTTGGATTTTTTTTTGTTGGTTTTTTTTCATTAAAACAATTGCATTTTCTTTGAACTTCTGTTTTTTGAGATAAATCAATGACACCCCATTTCTCTATTTTAAAGGATTTATCCGACAAGGATTTATCCGACAAGGATTTATCTTCATTTAAAGAAAATAAACAATATGCCAAGTTTTTTATTCCAACATCAATACTAATTAAATTCATGATTTTGTTTATATATTTAATTATTTATATTAAAATCTATATCTATTTCTTCTTTTAGTTATTTTTTTATTCTTTTTTATTCCACCAATCTTAACACTAGACTTAAATTTAGGATGTTTAGATTTACTTAATATATTCATTTTACCTTGTTTAGTAACTGATACTAATTCTTTTAAATTAAGAGTAGGATGTTTGGATTTTCTTTTTAGTGTATGAAATGTACTACCATCTTTTTGTTTTTTAGTAACTAAAACTAATTGTTTTAATTTGTTTATAACATTTTTTTCTTTCTCACGTTGATTTAATTTATATATATATTTTGTTTTTGGTAATCCATATAAATCAGTTTGACTAATATAATAATCATAAGCAGTCATTAAATTAAACAATAAGTTATCAACGTTACCAATAGTATATTCTACACGAGATATATCAACTGGACATGCTGTAGAAGAAGATTTACATGCAAAAACCATTCCAACAAAACCTGCATCTCTACAATGAGTTCCATCATCGTTTAATTTAATAACGCTAATCTTTTCTCCAGTAGTAGTGTCTGTTTGAATTTTTAAAATATCTTCGTCTCTCATTTTATCTAAAAGTTCTAATAAATTTATATATGTAAGAATACTTTTTCTATTCCAATTGTTTAATATTATAGTTTCAAACGTGTGGTCTATACTTATGATATTCATTGCATGACTTGCATGTTTTTCTTGAAATTTTCTTAATAAAGGATTTGCATCTGTTAAATATGACAATGAAGTACCAATTGATACATATGTTTTTTGTATCCCTGCCATGAGAAATAATATTTTAGAGACTTCATCATTAGTTATACCATTCTTTTTTAATATTGCAGTAGTTTCATAATCGTATGTTTCAAAATCATACAGTCTAGTTGAATCGTCCATCTCAAAATAAATTGGTATTGGAATTATATCACTAGGAAAATTCATTTCTAAATAATTAAAAAATCCACCCAAATGAATAATAATTCTTGGATCCAAATATTGTTTATAAATATCCATTATTATATTTGATGGGCTTGTTGCAAAATAATCTGTAAAAAATAAAGGTTTAAACATTATTTTCATTATTTCAAATTCAGAATCAAATTGTAGTAATGAGTCGTGATTTGCCACCCATTCTTTATTACGAAATATATGATGACCTTCTGTGAGTTCTCCCTTTGCAACTAATAATATATATATTGATAAAATTAAACAGATAAATGTAAACCCAACTTCATTATTATTTTCGTATTCTTCCAACAAACTATGTATTGCAACCATTTGAGAATCAGGTGAATTAACTTCTCCAGTTAATGAATTTATCCTCATGGATGGCGAACAACTTAAAATACGTCTTATATTTTGTTCTGATATTAATGGTTTTATTTTAACGTCAGGATTTGTTCCTATAATTCCTGCTACCAAAGGAATGATATGAATTGAATATTCATCAGGAATAATATTTGTTAAGGATATTATTGTTATTTTTTTTACATATATACTAATAAATGTTTTCATTGCAGAGAATGAAACACAAGTTTCATATGCTCCTTGTGCAACATATATAAAATGTTCTATTGTTGGATATTTTGATTTTGTTATGTGTGACATATAATAATAAAATATTAATTATATTTTACATTGATTGATGGGGTCATCATTTTTGCCATTAGTTCTTGTCTAGATAAATATACATTTTTTAAATCACTTGTAGGATATCCATAACCAGGTGGATAATGATTGTAATTAGAATAATAAACTTGTGGTACATTATTTGCTGGATTTGAAGAAGTAGAGATATGAGTTGGTAATCCTAAACTCAAACATGCTTCTTGATTATTTAATTTCATTATTTGTAATCCATTATTAGTCATGAATCTTCTGTAATCCCAATTCGTATGTATATTCTCTACTCTTCTAATATTATCATTTACAACACCAGATGGTTGCCAAGAAGAATAAACTCTTCCATCATTCATAATAGGTGGAAAATTAAAATGTATATTATTTGATCCTGAATAACAAGTTCCCCAACTCATATTATTATAATTTATAAAAATAAAATATAATAAATCTAATTATGTTGTTCCAATAATTGTAATAGAGCAGGTTTCTTTAGTTTTGAGGCATCTTCAACTAATCCCTTCTCTACTATAAGACTTCTTAACTTGTTTAATGGTAATTTTTTATAATCAACATTTTGATCCGTTTCTTCAACATTATCTTCATCATTTGTCAAGTTTGTTAATGAAATGTCGTTTGTTAATGAAATGTCGTTTGTTAATGAAATGTCGTTTGTTAATGAAATGGTTATATCATGAATAGAATCATTATCAATTGTTTCTAATGTTGTATCTTTTTCTTCTGCAACCTTGACAACTTCTTCCTTGACAATTTGGGCTTGGTCTTTGACAACTTCTTCCTTGACAACTTCTTCCTTGACAGCTTGGTCCTTGACTGTTGGAATCATTTGAATATATCTTACATCATCTGTAGATTCTATTATCAAATTACTTGCAATTTCATCTTCTTCTTCGTCATCACTTTCATCGTCATCATCGGTTTCATCTTCAGTATCGTCGTCGTCTTCATCATCCGATACATGAATCAATTCATTTTGTGTCAATTGGATTTCCTTTGGTTTGTTAATTAATGTAGTTGAAATAAATTCTTTTAAACGATTTAATTCATCTGCTAAAGAAGTAACTACACCAACAATTGAACTAAATTGATGATTTTGGTTTGCCATTCTCTTTACTAGAAAAATATAGACACCTGTGATTAACAACAATATAAATCCTAAAAAAGCAATATATGGAATTGTAAAAAAAGAACTCATAATCTAATAAATAAATAGTTTTTATATTTATAAAGGAAACGAATTATATAGTAGAATCAATGATTTCTTTTGGATAATTCATATCTCTTAATACTTTCATTCCACCATGAACATTAGATATACCTTTTTCTAATTTATATGTGTAATTAAATGTATCTTTATCTTTTTCATCTTCTTCAGTAACCATATGACAATTTTCAAACTTGGGATTATTTTCCAAATCTTTACATATATCATAAAAATGTGTTGTTAGCATACAATTTACGCTTTTATATTTGATTAAATATTTCATAAATGCTTTTGCACTATTTACTGCTTCTTCTGGATTCGTTCCTGAATATAATTCATCAAACACACAAAAATGTGTATCGTTTTCATTCTCATGAATAACATCAATTATATTTTTACATCTTCTTGCTTCTGCTTGAAATAAACTATCTCTACCTGAAGTATCTGGAATATTGAGATAACAATGTATATGTTTATATGGAACAATATATGCATCCGAATAAAATCCATATCCAAATTGTTGACTAAAAATAATATTAATTAATGATGTTTTTAAGATGGTTGTTTTTCCTGATGCATTCGGTCCTGTTATAATTAAATTTTTATCTAAATGTATATCATTTTTAATTGGATTGTCGTTTATTAAAGGAAGATAATATGCATTTTTGAATAAATTTCTCTTCTTTTTATCCTTGCCTATTTTACACATTTTAATTTTGTTTTGTTTAATATTTGAAGATAATCCTTCTAAACAGTCAATGTATCCATTCATTCCAAATGACCACATAATTGAATGTTTTAGTTCATCATCTTTATACAAGAAATAAAAATTTTTCATTATTTTTCCTAATTGAGTAATTTTTTCTAGAGAAAATTGATAAGGTGATATTTTAACAATTTCATTTTTAAATTGTAATAAAACAGACAAATGTTTAATTGCATCAAGATTAAATTGTTGATATGATTTTAAAGAATTAGAATATTGTAAAAAATGATTTATATTTTCTTTTGAATGGTCAATATAAAAAATTAATTTTGAAAAATAATCATGTATTTTTATCATATTTTTATGAAAACGAATACACATTAAAAAATTTTGATAAATAGACAAAATATAAAAAAATGTGCTCGCTAATAAATATATTTTTTTATCATTAGGAACTGTATTATAATTTGTAAATAACTGTCCAATTGCATTTGTTTTTGCATAGTCTTTTAAAATATTTAAATATTTAGAAAAAGATAAATCATAACCTTTAATGGTTATAATAAAAAAAGGAATAATTAAAATAAATACAGGCATTAAAAATGAAATAATAGGAGAAGCTAAATTATAAATACTCATCAATTGTAAAAATTCTTGAGAATTGTTTAATGTTTCACAATAAGACCAATCCCAATCTAAAAAATAATATTTTTCTTTAAAATATTTATCATTTTTTATATCATCCCACAAATGAATGATTTCGTCATAAGACACATTCGTTTTGTCAGTAGACACATTCGTTTTGTATTTTTTTAATAAACTTTGTGTATCTTTTAAATATTTTTGGTTGGTAGTATAATATCTAGATAATTCATTCGTAATTTTATTACCAAAAATAGTTTTGGGTTGAAATGCATAATTATATAATGGCGTTCCAGATGGATCCAATGTTTCTTTTAATTCTAAATCATCAATGATGGTTGAATTTAATTCAATGCTTTTTTTATCATACGAAATAGGTAAATGAAAATATTCATTTATTTTCTCTATATTAGACATATTTTAACAAAGTATTATTATATTTTCTATTTGACGAGAACATGTATTATGTGTTTTTTCATTTGTTGATTCAACTATTTACAACCCAATAAATAATTAAGAATCCTAATTATTTATTATAAAAATCACACGTAGATTATAATCTACTTATTTGTATCATTCGGTTGACTATAAAATCCAGTAGAACTAATAGTTCCTGTAAATCCTGTAATACCAAATGATCCAGTATGTCCTGTAGTACCAAATACCCAAATATGTTCAGTATTATCTGTAGGTCCGGATATACCAACAGGACTAGATACACCAATAGGACCAGTTACCGCTATAGAACTATAATATCCAGTTACCCCAATAGTATAATAAAATCCAGGTATATCAACATGTCCAGATACCCCAGTTGAATTATAAAATCCAGTTACCCCAATAGGACCAGTTACCCCAATATTATTTGATGGACTTTGATTCATAATATATCAAATAACGTATTATTTAATATATTTTATCGTAATATATATTATTTAATAAAATTTTCTAAATTGGCAGGTAATTCATTTATTTCGGTTACATAATGTTGTTCTATTTCTCTCATTTTAGTAACATCTCTTCTTGTAATAAAATTAATCCCAACTCCTTTTCTTCCCCAACGACCAGATCGTCCAATACGATGAAGATATGTATGAATATCTTTTGGTAAATCAAAATTAATAACAACACTTACTTGTTGAATATCAATACCTCTAGCAGTAACATTAGATGAGATTAATACTCTATATTTTCCCATTTTAAAATCATTAAATGCCTTATCTCTCTCTTCTTTTTCCATATTTCCATGAATACAACAAACAGGATAACCATCTGCTACCATTGCTTCATTGAGTTCTGCAACTCTTTTCAAACTATTTGCATAAATAATACATTGACTTACTGAAATATAAGAATATAAATCTTTTAATGTAGCATATTTTTGCTGGTCGTTTTCAATTGCAACATAAAATTGTGAGATACCTTCTAATGTCAATTGTTCTGATTTTACTTGAACTCTAATAGGATTTTTCATAATTTTATTAATAATAACATGGATACTATCAGGCAATGTTGCACTAAAAAGACATATTTGAACCGTTTTATTTAAATACTGAAAAATATTATATACTTGTTCTTTAAATCCTGAACCCAACATTTCATCTGCTTCATCTAATATAATTGTTTTTATATTTTTACATAATGTACTATTTCTTCTCATAATATCATATACTCTTCCAGGACATCCTGCAATAATATGTGGTGTATTTTCTTTCATCATGTGAATATCTTCTTCAATAGAAGAACCACCAATTAATGTTTTTACTTTTAATAATGGCATCATACATCCAATTCCATTAATTACATTTGCAGTTTGTTTAGTCAATTCTCTAGTTGGTGAAAGAATTAAAACTTGAGTATGATTATTTTCAATTTGAACATTAGATAATGCTCCAATTGTAAATGTGGCAGTTTTTCCAGTTCCTGATTGTGCTTGTGCAATTATATCTCTTCCCATGATAATAGGTTTAATTGCCTTTTTTTGTATTGGACTCACATTTTCAAACCCATAGGCATATATTCCTCTAAGTAAATTTAAAGGTATATCTAATTCATCCCATTTTTCAAAAGTAAATTCTTCGTTATCAATCATAATCTTATACAACTATTTTATTTTTAAACACATTTAAAATGTATATATAAATATAAACAAGATATAAATAAATTATATTATTTAAATCATATTATGGATTTATTATCAAAAAAATATACTTTAATGGATATTAAAAATATATCTTTTATGAGATTTGAATGTATATTGACAAATGAAACATTAATGTTAATAGAAGAACTAACAAATAAAGTTGGTTCTTCAAGTTATGTAAAAACTCCTATTTTTAATAAAAGAATAAATAAAAATATTTCATTTCCAAAAAAAAAAGAAGGAAATTCTATAGAATATAATCAAAAAAATAGCGAATACAAAAAAATAAAGGTAAATGAAATATTTAACGATGATGATTGGGAATTGATTTCTTCTTTTGAAATAACAAAAATAGAGAAAAAAGAAGGAATTGATAATGAAATTATACATATTCGTTCTCTACTTAATATGATTACTGAGAGTAATTTGAATAGTAATCTTGATTCTATTATTATGGTTTTAGATAAATTAAATATATATTCATTAGAAGAACAAAATAAAATATACAACATAATAATAGAAATTACTTCTGGAAATAGTTTTTATTCAAACATATATGCAAAGTTATACAGTAAATTATCAGTTAAATATGAATTAATGAATAAAATATTATTTGAAAAAATAGATTTATACATGAATAATTTTGAAAAGGAGATTGAATCTAGAAAAATAAATAATTATGATGATATTTGTAAAATAAATAAAGAAAATGATAAATGTGAAGCATTTTCTCTATTTTTGGTGAATCTGGAAAAATATAATGTTGTTCAAAAAGAAGTTATTATTCAAATCATTCATTCTTTACTACAAAAATTATTCATTTATTTAAAAAATGATACCAAATCAATGGTTGATAAAATAATTGATAATTTATTTATTCTTTATAAAAAAGAATGGATATATAATACATTTATTAAAATTACTGATAATAAAATAAATGTTATAGAATTCATAAATGGAATTATTAAAAATATAAATATAAATATTTATCCTGGAATATCAAATAAATCCAAATCGTATTTTAAATTGATTGATATTTTAGAAAAGTAATAATATAAATAATTTTATTGTTATTTATATTATGGTTGCATCAAAAATAAATCATTCAATTGTATATCATGAAAAGAGAAATGTTGATAATGATGATTTGGGTAAATTGGCAACATTATATGAACTAGAAGTAGAGAATAGAATTATTAGTAAACAAACAATTGTAATTGCAATTGGAAATCCTAATAAAAAATATTTAACCGAAGGTGTTATTTTTTTTCCTATTTATTTAATCACAAATAAAAAAAAAGCAATTCAAATAGGTGTATTTGAAATTTTAAATAAAGATTTACATAAAATAATAGATAGTAAAAAAGATGATTCTATTAAAGAAATAGAAAATATTGATTTATTAAATAGTCCTTTATTATGGAATTGGGTAGATAATTCATTTTTAGAAAAGTATAAATTATCACCATTAGTTATAGAAATAGATGAACAAGATGTTCATGAAGAAATTGGAGAAGGAGAACAAGAAGAAGAAATCATTCAAAAACGTAATCCATTATTTGAAGAAACAAAAGAACGGGCAAATGCATTAAGAAAAGAAAATAATAAAAATTGGGTTTCACAATTTATGAAAAATGAACAATATGATATTGAAGATGTTCCAGATACAAATGATTCTTTATTTACTTGTATAAAAAATGCATTTTCTAAAATAAATGTAATTCTTCATGAAAATAAAATAAGAGAGAAATATGCAAATTCAAAGTTTATTGAAAAAGATTATTTTTATAAAAAAAGAATCTATGATGATAATAAAAGTAAATTCATTGAATTACAAAATAGAGAAAAAGAATTAAAAAAGGAAAAAACACGTATTGAAGAAGAATATAAAAAAAAGAGAACTGTTGCATTAAAAGAAGAACATGCAGATATTAAAGAAAAACTAAAAATTGTAAAAAGAGATATGGACGAATTAAATGTTTCTTTAAAAGAAATTGATTTTGACAATATTAATACTATAGAAAAATATAGAGATTATATTAAATCCAAAAAATTTTCTGGCGATGAAAATACATTATTATATTTGGAAAGCATAATGAATATTAAATTTATTGTTTTCTTAAAGGATGCAAATGAAGAAAATGATATCAAAAGTATTATTGATTGCGGAAAGAAAAATCCTGATTTGACTATAGATTTTATACCTGAACAGTATATTCTTCTTGAATATATAGAAAAAATAAATCGTTATAATTTGATTGGTTATGATGGAAAATTTATCTTTCAATTTAGAGAACTTCCGTATGATTTAAAAGAAATGATTTCCAATAAATGTGTAGAAAGTGTAGAAGGTAATTTTATAAATATTCCAGACTTTAAAGAATTTCATGTAAATGTAAAAAATAGAGAATTACCACAACTCAATCCAGAACTCCAACTAACTATTGAAAATATACAAAGATTAAATGATGGTGTAAAATTATTTATATATTGTTCTTCATCTTCTAGTAAAACACCTGGTAAAATTAGAGGCGAAGTAATGCCTCCAGACCAAGTACATAATTATATAGAATTAAAAGGAATAAAAAATTGGAGATGTATATTGGATAATTCATTTGATGGAACAGATATAGATAGCAATGGTAATAAAAAACCATATCAATTTGTATTAAATGGATTTTATTGGATGAGTGTTGCCCATTACTTGAATGCAATAAAGTTTATAGAAGAACATCCAAAATATTATGAAAGTTTTGCATTGGCAGCAGTGGGTGAAGAAACTGAAATTGTACGTGCAAGTGATTTATCCAAAGATGTAGAATTGGCAATATTTATAGGAAAAAAACCTGCAGGAACACCTTTTCCTGGAAAAGAAAATGGTGACTTAAAAGGATATTATAGAAAAAAGTCTATTCAAATTGATTCAACATATAACGAAGAAAAACAATCCATTGCATTGTATAATGCAATATTATCTAAATTTACACAAAATCCACATTTTAAACAAGTATTATTATCCACAAATAATGCAACATTAATATATACTCCACTTAAGAAAAGCCAAAAAGATGCAGAAGAATTAATGAAAGTTAGAGATGAACTTAAAAATAAATAATATAAAATAAGTATGAATAAAATTGGATTTATTATTTTAAGACATGTAAATAATAAATTAACAAATAAATATTGGATTCATTGTTATGATTGTATTCGTAAATTTTATCCTGACAATTTTATTGTTATTATAGACGATAATAGTAATTATAAATATATTACAACAAAAAAATTACACAATACTGTCACTATAAATAGTGAATTTCATGGAAGAGGTGAATTATTACCTTATTATTATTATTTAAAAGTAAAGTTATTTGATACCGCCGTCATTTTACACGATTCTGTATTTATAAATGAATATATAGATTTTAATGTAGAGAAATATAAAATAATATGGAATTTTGAGCATTATTGGGATCAAATAGAAGATGAAACAAGAATGATAAAATCATTGAATGATGATGATTTATTAAAATTTTATGAAAACAAACATTTATGGACTGGTTGTTTTGGTGGAATGTCTATCATTACACATGATTATTTATCACACATTAATAATAAATATGATATTAGTAAATTATTAGTTCATGTACTAACAAGAGAGAATAGATCTTCATTTGAAAGAGTGATTGGTTGTTTATTACAAATGAATGAAAAAACAAATGTATTATTTGGAATAATACATAATTATTGTAAATGGGGAATAATATTTAAAGAAAAGGATAAATATTCACATTTACCATTAATTAAAATTTGGACTGGCAGATGATGATTATAAATAAGAAGACGATTTTAGTAAATATAAATATTAATTTATAATAAGAGTTTATAGTAAATTGAATAGTTACATTATTTATCAAATAAATAATATAACAAATGTTATTAATTATTAAATAATAATATAATATATGTTAAACAAGAAGAGTAATGAATTAATTTTATTTTTTATAAAAAATAAATGTTTGTATAAAAATAATGAAAAAATAAATGATAATACTAGAAAATATTTATTATTATTATTAAACGAATTAATCCAGGCAGAAAAATATGTAAATTCATTAACCATTTTTCCACAAGTAGAGAAAATAACAAAAAGAAATATCCCAAATCCTGGTGATTTACAACACGTTCCTCATTTAATTAAAAAGCATATTCATAAAAAATCATTATTTTATGTAAAATATTATTTTTCTCTACTTGATAGAGAATTTACATTTCATTTTATAACAGAACAAGATGATCATTTGGAAATATATAATAATCATGTCAAGAAAATGTTAATGTGGTTATATATTTTAAATAAACAAACACAAAATAAATCTTGCAGTAAAATATTAAATGTTTATCTTTATTTTTCTTCTGTTGAAAAAGAATTACCTAAAACAAAAGATTATATCTTAGATGAGAATAATGTGAATACGGCATATACATATTCGTGTAAAGAAAATAATATTATAGTTATTTATAGGAAAGAAGAATGGTTCAAAGTATTTATTCATGAAACATTTCATAGTTTTGGATTGGATTTTTCTTCCATGAATACAACAATTAGTAGTCAATGTATATTGAATATTTTTAACGTAAACTCAGAAGTGAATTTATTTGAAGCATATAGTGAATTTTGGGCAAGAATTATGAATTCTCTATTTGTTGGATATTTTCATTCTAATAAATCACAAAAGGATTTTTTAACGAAATGTGAATTTTTTATTTATTTGGAAAGATTATATTCTTTTTTTCAAATGATAAAAGTATTGAAATTTATGAATATAAAATATGAAGAATTATTCACTACTCTTGACAATTCTGTAAAGTTAAAATATAGAGAAAAAAGTAATGTTTTATCTTATTATATAATTACCAACATATTAATGTTTTATTATCAACTTTTTATTTCTTGGTGTGTTGATACAAATGGAACAAATCAATTCATGTTTTTTAAAAAAAATATGGATTCACAAAATAAAATGTGTTTATTTGTTAAAACATATTGCAAAACAAAAATATTTTTAAATAATGTGGATTGTATGGAAACCACAATGGAAGAGTTAAAAGAGTTGCATTATAATATAAAAAATAATTTAAGAATGACGATTTGTGAATTAGAATAATGGGCGTTTGTGAATTAGAATAATGGGCGTTTGTGAATTAGAATAATGGGCGTTTGTGAATTAGAATAATGGGCGTTTGTGAATTAGAATAATATATTAGAATAATGTTATATATATTATCATGACAGAAATAATTAATATGGATTATTTGATTGATAATATATATTCTTTGAATTTGAAAAAAGTATTGAAGAAATATAAATTGACAGAAGAATTTATTGTGAATTATATCTTGAATCCCAATTACCAATTGACAGAAGTAGAGAAAAAGATTAGTATAAATGATGTTTATAAATATCAACTTCATATAGATAAAGAAAAGTTTATCCAATTGTATCTGGTTGGTCCTATTGAAGGAAGACCCTATTTTTCTTGAGAAATAAATAATTTATTTTTCTACTAGAATAAATTATTTATTTATGTATATTAATATTTGTTTTGATAAATATTTCATTAAATTTAATAATAATGTCATTTACATCAAATTGTGAATATATATATTATAATATATTATAATATATATGGATGTTCATGAAAAAATAAAAGAACAAGTAAAAATAATTATTGATAACATAATATCAACACCAGTTAGGAAATGGAACAGGGATAATATAGGCATGATAATAAGTGTGCGTATTCATAGATTATATAAAACATGTAGAGATTTAGAGGTGCCTTTTGAATTAATTATTACTCGTTATAAATTAAATCCACAAACACCAACAATATTAGAATTAATACAAAATTTGCCTATGAGTGATATGAAATCTTTTTTGATTATGACAATTGAATCATATGGAATAGTTCCTGGAATACCACCTCAACAAGCTATGCTACCTGTTTTTAATATGGATAATATTGATGTTTATAATATTAATGATGATGATAGATTAATACAAGAAATAAATGAACAAAATATAATAAATAGTATAAATAATAGTATAAATCCTAAATTAAATAAAGGTGGAACAATTAAAAAAATAAAAAAAATAAAAAAATATTCTAAAAAAAATAAAAAATATTCTAAAAAAATAAAAAATATTCTAAAAAAAATAAAAAATATTCTAAAAAAATAAAAAATATTCTAAAAAAATAAAAATATTCTAAAAAATAAACGCTATTAATTCAATATAATAATTCAATATAATAATACATTATTTATAAAATAAAATTTGTATCATTAAATATTTATATTTTATAATATTATTATATGAGTAGTGATTTTGTTAACTATAAAAATCAATTATTAGGGTTATTGCAAGGGTTAAATTATAGAAGATATGCTACTGATAATGAAAGAGAACAAACAATTAAACATATAAACTATGGATTGAAAAAATTGTCAACACTTAATATAAAAGAAGCAAGAGAAGAACGAAAGTTAAGAAAAGAACAAGAAGAAATTAGTAAACGTGAACGAGAATTAAAAGAAATAGATGATGAAAGAAAAAGACAAGTAGAAAAAGCATTGGAAGAAACAAGACAGAGAAAAGAAGAATTTAAGAGATTACAAGATGAAATAAAAAGACAAATGAAAGAAAATGAACAAATGCGTAATGAAGAAATAAACCATATACTTATAAATAAAAAACAACCATTAAGACGGAGACGACTAATTAGAAATTTTATAAGAACTGCAAAAAATAGACCTAGTAGAGAAAGAGCAGTTACATTAAAAAGTATTTGTCCTAATACTAGTTATTGCTTGGCATTTGGTATGCAGACAGATTTAATTAATAAATTTTTTGAATTTTTTAAAAGTCTTCAATATGTGAAAAAATCTACTATTATTAATAAAAAGGATACAGGTGAAAATGAATCAGGTAATGGTGAAATTATACTGTTGGAATATAAAAGAGAACAATATGATTCGTATGCAATTATAAAAACTCCTTTAGAAAATAAATCTGATAGTATAATTTATGAATATTTAGCAGGTAGATATTTTATTAATTATTTTTATAAAAAATTTCCATGTTTTGTTCAAACATATGGATTTTTTAGAATGATTAACAAACAAAAAGTAAGAAGAAATAAACTACTCAATTTATTGTCGTTAGAAGAAATATCACAACAAGAAGATAAATCAGAATCTATTGCAGAAATGAATAATCTTTTGACAGAAACATGTCAAGACCCTCGTCAATTTTCATTATTAATAGAATATATACCCACTACATTTAAATTAGAAGACGTCATTAGAGGAAGAGATAACCCTAATAAAAGTAGATTTATTAGAGAAGAATTATTATGTATATTATTTCAAATATATTATGCTCTTGATCAATTAAGAGGTGTATTTACACATTATGATTTATCTTATAGAAATGTTTTAATATATGAACCTGTACCTGGTGAATATATAGAATATCATTATCATTACAAAGGACGAGTTATAAGTTTTAGATCAAGATATATTGCTAAAATAATAGATTATGGAAGATGTTATTTTAATAATGGTA